ATGGAAACTATTTCGATTTTTGCCGTTACTTTCTTAGTAGCAATCTATTTTTCACATAAAAAAAGCGCCTCAAATTATCGCATTACCGGCGGTGAATACCATCACAAAACAGGAAGCCAGAAAGTGTTTGTAAATGGTAAAGTCGATAACACCGGCAAAGCTGACGCTCTTTTCAAAGACTTCAATACTCACTTTAAACAACAATATCATGAATGAAAGAATTACAAAGCTATTCGTTTGCTGCCTAAACAATCAGGTGATAGCATTTGAAACAAACCTATTGGAGTTTCATAAAAAAATGACCGAAATCGAGCCGAGTGTTTACGGCTACCGCTGGCTTGGTAAAAAGTTCAAAGAAAGCCCAACTTTCGAGCAAAGCTTCTCCGGAAAAAATTACACTTTTCAACAATTAGTATAAACCAAATAATAAAAAACCATGGTATTAAACGAAATCCAAACTAAAGAAAAAAACCTAAATCTAGCTTGGAACCAGCTAGCAATAGAAATGAATATTTTAAGTTCTAATGATGAAATTGAAACTTTTAAACATAGTATTGATCTACTTGAAATGATTGCAATCATAGGTAAAATAAACACTGTGGCTAAGAATCTAAATTCAGATTCAAGCATTGACACCGGCATCTACTTCAAAGCGGTCGAATCAGTATTCAACGAGACTCCTTTCGATGAATCTAACCTATTTGAGTACTACAAACAGCAAAAAGCTTATTATTCATTTGTTGATAAAGCTATGGGGCTAATTGATTTAGACATGGTCCAAATCCCATACGAAATTGAGTTCGTGCTTTTAGGTAAAAACATGAGAGACTATCTCGCATTGAGCCCAAAGGACAAAGAAGCGCTCAATGAATCTTATGGCCAAATTTATGTAGAAATGCAGATTGGCAGAATTGAGATTCAAGATTTCATAACTGAAGCCAAAAACATAGTGTCATGACAGCCGAAACCGCCTTCAACGTATACTCAGCGCTCTCAGACAATGAGAAGAAAAGGTTTTGGAGTATGATTGCACCGGCTGAGGTTGCGCCGGCTGAAAAGGCGAAAAAAGCAGCCTTCACCGACAGCCAGTTCCGGGAAATAATACTAACCAAATTCAGAGCGTGGAACTTGAAAAGAAAAGGAGTGGATTAATTATCCGCTCTTTTTTTTGTAAAAAAAACTGTAAAAAAAACTGTTATTTGTTTTTTTTTCTATATTTGTACCACACTCGATTTGGAAACATCCTCGTTTCCACAGCCGCCCATCTGTTCGGGCAATGATTTTTCTTAGATTTTAGAGTCTATATTCCCCGATTATTCAAAACTTCCGATTGTTCCATTTATCAACTTAACAAGTTTTTCAATATGGGAGCAAAAAAAACTGCACAAGCGGTTGAAGTTGTTACAGCAAAGCAAGCCGCTGAAATTATAGGTTGTGCTAGAAGCTACATTTCCACACTCCAACTTAAGGGCGTCTTAACCCCGCATCCAACGCCAACGCCAAAGCTTTATTATCACATAGACGACGTGAATAAAGCCAAATCTATGTTGCTTAAAAACAAACGGAACAATAACTCAAACTATCATACCAATGGAAAATCCGTTTGAGCAAATTGATAATCGATTGCGTAACATAGAAAACTTGTTACAACAGCTTTCTAGCACCCCGAAAGCAATCGAAGAGAAGATTTATTCTGTAAAGGAATTAGCAGTGCTCTCAGGAGTTTCTGAGCTTTCTATTCGTAATTGGATAGCGGCCGGAAAAATTGAGGCAAAGCGAATTGGTAGAAGGATTTTTATTGAGCAATCCCAATTTGAAAACGCCCTTAATGATGTCAAGTCGCTTAAGTACAAAAGATAAAAAAGCGGAAGTCGCTCAGCTCTCCCGCTTATCAAAGATCGACACTCACACAGTATTAAGCAACTTTAAGCAAATATATGGAAAAAGATGAATTTAACGGTTATAATTTGACCGAATCTTGGTTTAGTTTCTTTGAGATTACTGAAAAAAAGGTGCTCCCAATACATACACATTTAGCCATATACATTATCCGGATTTGGAACAATATAGGCAAGAAAAAAGAAATAGGGATTCCGACAGATTATACCATGGACCGGCTTAAGATAGGGAGCTACAAAACCTATAAGAAGACCCTTGATGATTTAGTTGAGTTTGGATTTATTGAATATACGTATAAAACTAAAAACCATCATCATAGTAATAAAATTACTTTGGTAAATTTTACCAAAGTAATTAATAAAGAAGGTGTAAAACTAAATTCAAAAGAAAGTGCATACATAACTACTGAAGATACTGCCACAATAATAAATACTACAAATGAATTAAATAATTCAAATAAGTATAAATCAATAATAGATGATAAATCATCTATTGGAGTTGAAAAAATGAAATTATCATTTGAATTAGATTCTTGTGAATATCAATCAGAAAGAAAAGAAAAAGAAAAAAAACCGGCGCCAAAAAAAGAAAAAGAGATTGAAGTCATATTCCCTTTTGATTCTGAAGATTTCAAAAGCCAATGGAACCAATGGAAAGAATACAAGCTAAAAGAGTTTCGATTCAAATACAAATCAGAGCAAAGCGAACAAGCTGCTCTCAAAGAACTAAGCAACCTTTCATCCAACAATGAGCAAACTGCGATTGCAATTATACATCAGTCGATGGCTAAAAGATGGCAAGGACTTTTTAAACTAAAAGATAATCAAATTCAAAAATCAGATTCAACTCATAGGCAATCCGCTAACGACGCAGTTAATAAATTGTTTGGTGCCCCTAAAAAATCATACGTCTTCAGCGCAGAAAGAGCAATGGAGACCATTTTAAATCAAAAACCCCCGGAAGAAAAATAATATTTCAAAAAACGCGATTGTTCAAAGTAGAATTTAAAACACCATTTTAAACATGGACAAAGCACAGCAAATCAAAGAAAAAAAACAGCAGATTGAGAAACTGCAAAATGAAGTGAAAGAACTCGAAGGAGGTCTTTCGCCGGAGGAACAACATCAAGTCAATAATCTCTTAAGCGATCTTTAAAATCATGAAAAAAGCAGAAAGAAAACTGTTCCGAGAGGACACCGCGCTATTGGCTAACATCGTTTCTGACTTGGCCGAATTCAAACCGGCGTTAGCCGAACTCAAAGAAGCCTTCGAAGCTTTGAAGATTGGAGATTTCACAAATGAGGTTTTCAAAGAGATTATGAAGAAAGGGCCGGCCGGAGTTGTCGATACTTTCGAAAAAAACCTTGAGAGCCAACTAGATCAAATGAATGTTACAATTGAAACTCTTCGTGTTTCGTTCAAAACAGACCAAAAAGCACTTACCGACCGATTTGTTTTAGCCTACAACAAACTAAAATCTTTCAAATTAAATGTAAGAAGCTATTCATCACGCCGGCACTATTTAAGCCTTCAGGATGTTTCGTTTGTCGATAATGCATTCGTTGTATCGGATGCCGACCGAGAAAACATTCTCGAAAAATATTGCCGTGTTTACATCGAGACCGAAACTGAAGCCGAACTATTGGCTAAAATGGAAGATTATCTGAAGGCTTACGGCGAACTAAAGCAAGCTATTCTCAAAGGCAACTTCGCGGCCAACTTCACAATGTCAGAACTAAGCCGCTGCTTTGTCGATACTGAAACCGGAATTGAGATAAACAAATCTGTTTTTGTCGGGATGCTTGAGAGAGCTCGTTATTCCGTTGACTAAAAGGCTACTGTTATGAGCGGATTAACTCAAAAACAAGAAAACTTCTGCCAGGCGTTCATTCGCTTGGCAGATAAATCAGCAGCCTACCGAGAGGCTTACAATTGCCAAAACATGGCAGCCGAAACAATAAACCGGAAAGCTTTTGATTTATATAATAACGGCAAGATTAGGGCAAGGATAGATTTTCTAACTGAAGAATTGAAAAACCGAAGCGATATAGATACAGACGAGCTCGTCCAACTCCTTACAGCTATGACAAGATTTGATATTGGGGAGCTATACGATGAAAAGGGTTGTTTTAAACCGATGAATCAACTCTCACCAATAGCCCGCAAAATGATTACTCAAATCGAAACCGTTGAGGTTTACTCCGGGACCGGTAAAAAAAGAGTGAAAACCGGCGAAATCAAAAAAGTCAGATTATCCCCTTTGGATTCCATAGAAAAGCTCATGCGGTACTTCGGGGCTTACAAAAAGGATAACGAGCAGAAGGACGATATTACAATCGTTTGGCATGAGCAAAAGACCTACGAACAACCTAAAGACTAAAATACCATGGAGAATATTTCTATTTCACACGGATCCGATGAAAGAGAGCTAGAAAACAATAAAGAGTTTCCGACGCAAAAATTCATCACTGAGTTAACATACATACGCTACAAGTGTATTGCTATTCAATTATCTGTAGAGGCTCTTTTGAGCTTCAATTACGATTACAGATTGATTAAGATTTTGATTGATTTTGGTTTCGAAATTAAACCGGAATCATTTTATGATGATTTGATGAAAATCAAATCTGTAAATGAAACTTTAAAAGCAAAACTAACTTCACTACCTAAGGACTTAAGTCTTTACAAAGATGAAGATTATTTAGTTGCTTACTCAATTATTCTAAACCGGGATTTAATTTCTGAAAACATTACATCTTCAGAAATTTCAAAACTTCAGCTTGAAGTGTTTGAAAAGTTAAAGCAAATACCAACCGTTTAAAACAATTAAGATGTCAGGAGCAACCACACGAAGAGAAATCATAGAAGATGAGGCGTTAGTTTGGGGTAAAGACTACGCCGAGAACGCTGAAAAGGCAGTAGCCGCTAATAAAAAGTTTGTTGAAACAATTCTCGAACTCAACGAAGCTAATCTAAAACTCAGAGCTTCCCGAAACGATAAGGAGTTTCAGGCCAACCAAAAAGCGGCCAACGAAATCGGCGAAAAAACTATAACCGTTTGGAAAGAGCAAAACCAAGCCGAGCTTGCGCTTATTTCCACAAAAAGAAAGAATGAACTAGCTACAGAAGGAACTAACAAAGCGCTGATTAAAGAGCGTACTCTGTTGGCGGAGACCAATGCCGAAATAAAAAGGCAAGTTATAGCAAACGGGGCCCTTGAAAGCGCCTATAAAAAGCTTTCAGCTCAAGTGCAAATTGCCGGAAACAAAGTAAAAGACATCATTGCCACCGGAAAATTAGCCTCCGAGTCTCAGGATCAATACAACAAAAGGCTTTCAATTGCTCAAAAAGAATTTGACAAGTTAAATGCCAGGGTAAGAGCAGCCGATGCCGCTGTTGGAACTTTTAACAGAAACGTGGGTAACTATCCCGAAGCAGCTTACAATGGAATTAAGAAGTTAATTGAAGCTTTCGGAATAGTTACCGGAATACAGTTATTTGTATCCGTGGTGAAAGATGCCTTCACCACCGTTAGGAACTTTGAAAAGGAAATGGTTAACCTTGGAGCCATTGCCGGAAAATCAAGAGCGGAAATCGCGCCTCTTGAAGCCAAAATTAGAGATGTAGCCAAGTCGAGTATCAACGGTGCTACCGATGTGGCCAAGTTGGCCACCGAATTAATCAAGCTTGGTTCCACTACAGATGAAGCCGAAAAGCTATTGGAACCGGTTAATAATTTATCGGTTGCCCTTCAAGCTACGGCCGAGGATAGCGCGACACTCGTTAAATCTATTTTGAACGCCTACGGTGAAGGAGCCGAAGAAGCCGGAAGAGTGACCGATATCTTGGCTGAAAGTGCTAATCGTTCCGCTTTAGATTTCCAAGGCTTAAGAGATTCATTCTCTTACCTTGCACCAGCGGCACGTGCCTTAGGTATCCCAATTGAAAAAACTGCAGCCATTATTGGTACATTGGCTGATAATGGAATAAAGGCCGAAAGTGCCGGAAGACTAACTTCTACAGCCTTTGCACGTTTAGCTAATCAAGGGTTAACCTTGGAAGATGCTTTAGGGAAAATCAACAAAGCCCAAAAAGATGGTGGTGATCAGTTGGAAGTATTGGCTTTGGCTTCAAACTTGTTCGGTGCAGAAGCCGGTAAAATCGGTTTGATTTTAGCCAACAATACCGAGAAAATCAACGAAAGTACTTTGGCTTATGAGAATTCAGAAGGCGCTTTGAAATCATTAACCGATAAGCAATTGAAGTCTTTGGATTCAGAGTTGAAAATCCTATCCTCTGCTTGGGAAGATTACATTCTCGACACCAATCAGGCCAGCGGTGCAAGCTCGGCTTTATCCGGCGGAATCCGATTTTTATCAGGAAATTTAAAAACGATTATTGATGTTCTCACAATAATTACCACTGCATGGCTAGCCTATAGAGCTGCTTTAGTTGTTGCGTCACTACAGCAAAAACTATTAACATTAGGAACTGTAGAAACTACTGTGGCTCAAACTGCTAATACCACAGCTACTGTAGCCGGAACCGCAGCACAAACAGCTAATACAGTTGCCACAACCGGAGCTACAACCGCATGGCAAAGATTTAATACTGCTTTGAAAGCAAACGCCTTATTTCTAATTATAACAGCTCTTACTTCTGCTATTTATGCTTTAGACAAATTCAATGAGTCTGTTGATACTACAGCCGCTAGAACAAAGGAAAGCTCCGAAAACTTCTTAAAAAACAGAGAGCAATTAACTAAAACGGCCGCTTCAACAAAACAGCTTACTGATAGATACGGGGAGCTTCAGGAAAAGGCTAAAAAACTCGGCGGCGAAACTAAGTTAACTACTGAAGAGCAAAAGGAAATGCAAAGAATTGTAAGTGAGTTAGCCAAAGTAGTTCCTGGAGCCGTAACGGCCGTAAATAAATACGGGGAGGCTTTAAAACTCAACCAAAAATTATTAGCTGAATACAATAAAGAAAACGCTAAAGTCCTTGAAATTGACAAAAAGAAAGCTATAAATGATGAAATCAAGCTTCAAAAGGATTTAGCCGAACAAATTAAGTTTCAAACTAAAGCACTTGAGAATTATAGAAAGTATGAAGGACAAGGTAGTATTACAACCGAATTCATAGCTCAAGAAGAGAGAAAGCTTTCGGTTTACAAAACCGAGGCAATCCTTTCAAAAGGTAGACTTGCAGATCTAAGAGGGTTAAGCCAAGCTGAAAAGGAAACTGCCAAAGCGGAAGATGCAAGGGTAAATAATAAAGTAGCTAATCTACCAAGAACAATCGAGGTTATAGATGCTGAAATAAAAGCCCAAGAGGAACTTGTAAAAGGTCTTTCGGATAAGACCGGAAAAGAAGGTCGCGTTATTAAGGCTAAAATTGCTGCATTGACAGCTGAACGCGAACAAATCTATTCTACTGCAAAAGCCGAGAAGGACAAACAGGATAACGGTTTGAAAAATGCCAAAAAGGTAAATGATGCCATCTATCAGTTGAGCCAATTCCGTTATCAAAACGAAATCAATAACAATCAAAAAATCATTGATTCAGATAAGGCAACAACCGAAGAGAAAATCAATGCCCTTCTCAATATTCAGCAATTGCAAGAGTCTAAAAACAATGAAACGCTAGCTAACGATTTAATGAAGTATGCACTTGAAAAAGATGGATTAGAGAATTTTTCAAAACAGAAACTTGAAATTTACAAAAAGGATTCTGAGGCAAGAATCGCTTCGATACTTTCGGGAAAATTAGCAATTGAGAATTTAACCAACGAAGAAAAATTAATTCTTGAAAAATACTATGCCGATAAGAAAAATTTAGAAGAGAAGTCTGCAAGTGACAAACAAACTATCATTGATTCTGAGGTGGCAAAAGTTCAAAAACAGATTGATCGTGAACTTTTAGCTCAGGACACTAGACTTCAAGAGGCTCTAAAAAATGAAAACGAATTATATCAGCAAAAACTAGACGCGGCCAAAGGTAATAATAAGTTAATTGAACAAGCTGAAGAAGATCACCAAAGAAGATTAAATGAAATTAAAGAGAAAGCCGCAAAAGAAGGTCTTCAGATTCAAATCAATGAATTGGAGTCACTATTAGCAAACTCTAAAATTTCTGTCGAGGAAAGAGTCGCCATTGAGAATAAGCTTGCTAAAGCAAAAGCCGAACTTTCTGAGCTCGATTTGAAAACTACAGAGGAAAAATCAAAAAAGAAAACTGAGCTTGAAGAAGAATTTTACCAAAGGGTAAAAGAAATGGCATTTCAACTCAAAGATGCTTTAGTCGATTTATCCAATGCTATTTTCGATGCAAAAATCGCAAACATAGACGCTGAAATTCAAGCCAATGATGATTACTACAATCGTGAAATAGAAGCTGCCGGAAACAACGAAGCTTTGAAAACAGCTCTTGAGCAAGAACGAGAAAGGAAACGAGTCGCTTTAGAGAAAAAGAAGAAAAAAGCCGAGTATGATGCAGCGGTCTTCAATAAGATTATGAATGTAGCTACAATTGCAGCTCAAACCGCGATGGCTTCGGCTGCTGCTTTAGCACCTCCGCCAATTGGTTTGGGTCCGGTCTTTGGGGGTTCTCTATTGCCTTTCATTATAGGATTGGGAGCAATTCAAACAGCCACAGTTTTAGCTACGCCACTACCAAAATACAAAACCGGACGTAAAGGCGGACCGGAAGAGTTAGCGGTTGTTGGTGATGGTTACGTTCCAGAGATCATTACCGGTCCTGATGGTTCAAATCCAAGAATCACTCCGGCAAAGCCAACAATTACGCATTTAGGGAAAGATGATATCGTTTGGAAAAACTTCGATGAGTACAAAAGGTACTTGAGATTATCAATGATGAACACCGTCAAAGATGATAGTTTAAAACTAAGAGACTTTCAATTCAATTTTGATAATGGTTTTACTGATGAGAGAATAAACCAAAAGCTTGATGATGTCGTTCGTGCCATAAAAAGTAAAAAGTTTGAAAACAACCAAAAACCCATTGACCTTGGCCATGAGATTTGGAAACTTGGTAATGTAAATTGGAGAAAATAGATTTTTGATAAACAAACCCC